AGGACGTTCATCTCTCCCGCGGTTCTCTTTCACCACCAAACGAATCAAGAAGGCATTGAGATGGCTCAAGACGGTACAACTAGGCTCCAACTGGTTCAAACAGGCTCAGATCGGCTCACACAGGTTTTAGAGCCTATTCCAGAGACGCTTTATGGCTCGGTAACTCCCAGAATCCACTCCAGACTGCGTCCAGACTTGCCTACGCGTGGACAAGAGCTTATCGACTTCTCCAATTCGATCGGATTCCCGCTCATGCCTTGGCAGGAATGGCTGGCAATTGAAGCGCACCGGTACAAGCCTGATTCGAGATGGCATCATCCGCTTGTCCAATTGGTCTGCGCTAGGCAACAAGGAAAAACGACATTCATGAAAATGCGGATCTTGATGGGCTTATTCGAATGGGATAACAAGCTGCAAATCGGCACAGCTCACCGATTGACGACATCTCTGGAGACTTTTCGGGATCTCGTCCAGACAATCGAATCAAATGACGGATTGGCTAAGCAAGTCAAGAGAATCCGGTGGGCTCACGGTTCCGAAGAGATCGAATGTCTCAATGGCAATCGCTACATGGTAAAAGCTGGCGCTTCAGCTGCTCGCGGCATCTCAAAGCCATCGACCGTCCACATCGATGAGACTCGAGAGCTCAAAGATGAAACGACATGGGCTTCTCTTCGATACACGATGATGGCGGCAGAAAATCCTCAGCTCTGGTCGTATTCGAATGCTGGCGATCAACACAGTCTCGTCTTGAACCAAATTCGGGAGCGCGGTATCGGCGCAGCTGGTGGATCTAGCGATGATATTGGTTATTTTGAATGGTCGAGTGATTACGACAAGATCGACGATTCCCCTAAATTCTGGGCTGGCGCTGCGATGGCAAATCCAGCGCTCGGTCATACCGTACACATCGACAATCTGCGAGCTGTGATGAATGATCCGGCGGATGTGGTCCGCACCGAAGTATTGTGCCGATGGGTGCAGACAATCTCCAGCGCAATTCCAGCTGGTGAGTGGGCTGACTGCGGAATGGATGGATTTGAAGTCGATCGAGAAAAGACTGTGTGGTTCGGGCTCGATTGTTCACCGGATCGCCGCGATGCAGCTCTGGTACTAGCGCAACAAATATCCGAAGGTGAATTCTTCGTCAAGCTTCTTCGGACATGGCACAATCCAATTTCGCTCGATGACAAGGCGATTGCAAATGACATCGCAGAGCATTTTCAAGAATATCCTGTCGAAGTTATCGCGTACAGCCGCCGAACATCTTCAGCGATAGCGGCTAGACTTCAGCCAGCCGGAATCCCAATCGCCGACATAGACGGGGCTCTTTACGGTCAATCTTGCGACGAACTTTTGGGAGCTATAACATCGAAGAGATTACGCCACGGAAATCAAGCGGAATTGACGAAGCAAATTCTTTCAGCGGCTCGACTTCCATTTGGCGATGGTGGATGGACGATTGGACGCAGAGCTTCTCAATCGACTGTCTGCGCGACGGTTGCATCTGCGCTCGTCACACATTACGCGACACGCCCAGAGACGGATCTTGATATTATGATCGGGTAGTGGTATCGGTTCCCTAAAATTACCGCCATGGGTCTAAAAGATTTATTCGTCACCGCTAAACAGCCAATCGCTGAAACGATGATCGATGCTTCATTGGCTCCGGTCAATTCGATCGATTCAATCGGTGCTCCATTCTTCGGCGGCGTTCAAAGCGCATCACGATCCGAAGCTATGGGCGTTCCCGTAATAGCTCGCGCCAGAGGAATTATCTGTTCGACCGTGGCTTCGCTGCCATTGGAAACTAAAGTCAAAGAGACTGGCGAAACGGTTCCATCTTTTCGTGTAATTCATCAACCCGATCCACGAATTACCGGTGCGGAATTTTGGTCTTGGATTGCGGAAGATTTGCTTTTCCGTCCAGCCGCTTATGCTGCGGTTACTGCTAGGTATGCAGACACCGGAAGAATTCAAGCGATGGAAAGAATTGCGCCTGAACGCGTTGGAATCTTTACAAATTCAAATGGAACGCAGATTGAAAGTTATACCGTTGATGGCGTACCAATCGCAGCCGATCAGCTTGTCGTCTTCGGAAACATGCAAGAAGGCTTATTAAATCGCGCTGGTCGTACAGTTCGCGCAGCTCACGCACTTGAAAAGGCTGCTTATGATTTCGCGTTAAATCCAATTCCACAGATTGTCTTGTCATCCAATGGCGTACAGCTTCCAAAAGATCGCGTGGCATCACTCATCAACGCTTTCAAGAATAAAGCTTCAAAGGCTGTCACATTCTTGAACGCAGACATTAAGATGGACACAATTGGCTACGATCCGAAAAATCTTCAGATGAATGAAGCTCGCCAATATCTTGCACTTGAGCTCTGCCGCGCCATCGGCTTACCAGCCTGGTTCGCATCCGCTGATCCATCATCAATGACTTATTCAAACGCTGTAAATCAGCGCCGCGATTTGATTGACTTTTCAATTCGTCCGGTGCTGACAATTATCGAACAGCGTTTATCACTTACAGATTTCACGCCAGCTTCTCAATACATTCGCTATGACTTAGACGATTTCTTGCGCGGCAATCCTTACGAAAGAGCGCAAGTGTACGAAATTCTAAACCGCATCGGTGCGATGACCATCGATGAAATCAGAGAAGAAGAGGACATGATCGGATGAAGCTAACCACTCCAATGACAATCACCGCGGCAGATTCCGAGTCGCGCACAATCACCGGACGCATCGTGGCATTTGAAGAAGCTGCAAATGCATCGACTGGAAAAGTCGTATTTGCAAAGGGATCGATCGAGCCAAAAGATGTATTTCTGAATCTTGAACACGATCGCACTCGTCGAATTGGTAAGACGATGTCAATGTCACTTGATGGCGATGGCGCTATCAATGCAACATTCAAGATCGCTAACACAACCGCCGGAACCGATGCACTTGTCGAAGCGATGGACGGATTGCGCGATGGCTTCTCGATTGAACTTGCTGTCGATGATTACATTCAAGAAAAGAATGGAACTATGCGCGTTCTAGCTGGAGAACTTACAGGCGTCGCACTTGTCAGCGAACCCGCTGTTCGGTCAGCTCGCGTCGCTGAAGTAGCTGCCACCGAAGGCGAAGAAGATTCTGAATCTGCATCCGTAGATCCAGAAGAAACACCACAACCAACAACAGAAGGAGACGAAGTGGATAACACCGTCACAAACGCGGAAACCGTCGAGACGGTCGAAGCCGCACAGTCAGTAACAGCCGCTAGCAGCACCGGCGTCTTTACATCAAAGCCACGATTGGATTTCTCAGCGCCTAAGCAATTAGAAATGACAATCAGAGCGACACTTGGATCAGATGAGGCTCGCGCTTATGTTGCAGCCGCAGCGGATACCACAGACAACGCAGGTCTAATCCCAACACGCCAGCTCACAACGGTAATCAACGGATTAGCAAATAACACAAGAAGCGCAATTGATGCGATCACGACAGGCGTTCTTCCTGACGCTGGAATGTCTTTTGAAATTCCAAAGATCACAACACTTCCAACAGTCGCAGAAACAGCTGAAGCCGGAACACCATCAAATACAGATCAGGCTTCATCATTCGTCACAGTATCGGTCAAGAAATACGCTGGACAACAGCAATTCTCAGTCGAGCTTTTCGATCGTTCCTCACCATTGTTCATTACAGAATTGATGAACAACATGGCTGCGCAATATGCAAAAGCCACAGATTTAGCTGTGTACACAGCACTAGCATCTGGCGCAACAGCCGATGCAACAACACTCACAACTTATCCAACAGCTTCAGAGCTGCTCGGATTCGTTTCACGCGGCGCGGCATCCGTGTATTCAAACACACAGGGATTCGCTCGCAACATTCTCGCAAACACATCACAATGGGCAAATCTCATGACACTTAATGACAGCGGTCGTCCAATTTACATGGCTGCACAGCCATCAAATGCCGGAGGCGTTGTTCGTCCAGATAGCATCCGCGGAAATGTCGCGGGGCTTGATCTCTATGTCACCGCAAATGTTCCATCTGCAAATGACACAGACAAAGATGATTCAATGCTAATCATTAACCCAACCGCATACACATGGTATGAATCACCAACATATCAGCTTCGCGCTGATGTAATCGCTTCAGGAGAAATTCTTGTCGCCATGTATGGCTACGGTGCAATAGCGACAAAAATTGGCGCCGGCGCATTTGGTATCAACAAGACCTGATCCATACTAAATAACTAATCATGAGCCGATTCGCTCCCGAGTCGGCTCAGCAGTAGAAAGGGAAGAGCTCATGTCTCTAGTAACTCCGTCACAGCTTCGTTCTGTGCTAGGCGTGAGCTCTTCTCTCTACAATGACGCATATCTTGAAAAGATCATTGACACAGCCGAGCTTGTAATTCTGCCGTTGCTTGTCTCTTACTCTTCGGCGGTTACTGGACGCCGCATTCAATCAAATGTCGCAACTCTGGAAACGAACACTCCACACAATTACATCGTGGGATCAAGCGTTGTCGTTGCTAATGTTGATGCCACATTCAACGGCACTTACACAGTCACAGCTGTCGATGACGAATATCTATTTTCTTACGCAAAAACAAATGCAGACATAAATCCAAACGCAGTTATTCCACACGGTGACACTTATCTGTCAGGCAAGGATGCAGCCACAATCTATGCATCAAATCCAGCTGTGTACGAAGCGATCATCGTCGTATCGGTTGAAGTATTCCAATCGATCACAGCTGCCGGCGGACAGATCGAAGGCGTTGATTTTCAAGTCACGCCATACAGAATGGGTCGCTCACTCTTGAATCGAGTAATCGGCATACTTGGAAAGTCACTTGATACCGGAGCGATGCTGGCATGACCGCATCATCGATCGCGGTAAATGTTCGAGGCGCTTTGAAGACAGCGATCCAGAATGTAGCTGCTAACACTTACGATTCAGTACCCGAAGCGCCCATCGTGCCATTTGCGGCTGTCGTTCCCAATACGCCATACCTTGAAGCCAATCTGATCGGGACATCGACTCGAGTCAAAATCAATCTTGTCATCACCGTCGGAGTCGCTATGTACTCCAACGCGTCAGCGCTCGACAACATCGAGAAGCTAATCATGAGCATTCTGGCGGTTATTCCGTCAGGCTACACGGTGGGATCCGTGTCAAATCCTGTCCCAATGTCGATCGGAGCTTCGGAAATTCTGATGTCCGAGATTGAACTTTCAACCCAATACACCCAAACTAATTAGGAGTAATTATGCCAACGACCGTCATCACCGGACGCGATCTTGTTTTGACGATCGCCACCGTAAATTACGACGCACAAGCCACAACTGTCTCACTTGAAGCAGACCATGTCATCGAGACTTATCAGACACTCGATGGTCGCGCTTACAAAGCAATCGATGACAGCTGGACACTCAATGTTGAAATGCTTGCAGACTGGGGCGCAGTAGGATCTCTATGCGAATCACTTTGGACAGCCACAGAATCAGCGCCTAACACAACTCTGGCAGCATCGCTCACAGCTGTGACTGGTGCGGTATTTGCTTGCAATATCTTGCCTACATTTCCAAATGTCGGCGGTTCAGCGCCAGACGCGCAGACAGTCTCGCTATCATTTCAAGTAGTGGGAACACCAACCGAAACATTCAGCTAAAAGATAGGAAATCGGGAGCATGAAAACAGGAATCACAATTACATATTTCTCAGGAGATTCGGAATCATTCACCGCATCGACACCGGAATTCGTTAAGTGGGAACGCAAGACAGGCTTGAAGGTTACACAGCTCGGCGACAATGTCGGACTCGATGATCTTCTTTTCTTGGCTTACAACGCGAAGAAGCGAGAGCTTGCCGGACAGCCCATTAAGCCTTACGAAATTTGGTGCGATACGGTGGATGATATTCGATCCGAGGAAGTGGATAGCCCAAAAGCTACGCCGCCGGAAGCCTAAATCGGGTATTGGTTGAACTCGCAATAGCGACAGGGATACCAATGAAAGAATGGGAAACGGCGGAGCAGATTTACACCGCGATCGAGATACTGGAGAAAAGGAATGGCAAATGAAGCCAAACAGGGGCGATTTGAAATCACCGTCGATCCTGTGGAATTCCGAAATCTGATTGGATTACTCAACGCGCTGGACAAAGATACTCAAAATGAAATTAGATCAAAGGCGCTGCCATTATCTCAACGGCTTGCTGGTCAGCTTCTTATGTTTAGCCAATCCGCTCCATCGCCACAGGCAAAGCTTGTCGCTAAATCAATTGCAGCCAAAAGAGATCGATTGATTCGGGTCGATGTCGGTGGCACGAAGCATGTTGGTCGTAAATACGGCGGCGAAAAATCAAAGTCTGGTAAAGGTACAAAGGTTCGTCAGCAATCTGCTCCAGCTGGTGCGTTGCTCTGGGGATCTGAATTTGGATCTCATCGGGGCGTTGATAGTGCTGGTCGCGCTTACACCAACAGATTCAAAGCTGCTTACAACAAACGCGGCTACTGGATGACTCCAGCTGTCGATTATTACACTCCAATCGTTGCGCGTGAATACGCTCAAATGGTTCAAGATGTCGTTAAGAAATTGAGGCTCGACTAATGGCTGGTATTCCAAAGGTCAAGATTACATTTGACGCAGACTTCGATCAGTTAAAGCGTGGCGTCAAAGGCGCTGAACAAGAAGTCCAAAGCTTCGGCGACAAGATGGGCAAATTTGGCAAGGCGGCAGGAGTCGCGTTTGCTGCGGCTGGTGCAGCTGCTCTTGCTTATGCTGGCGTCCTTCTTAAACAAGGCGTGGAATCGGCAATTGCGGACGAACAAGCTCAGGCTAAACTTGCGACCACATTACAAAATGTTACAGGCGCGACGGATGCTCAGATCGCAGCGGTCGAAAATCAGATTCTCCAGACTTCTTTATTAACAGGGCTCACCGATGACGCGCTTCGTCCGAGTTTCGAAAGACTCATTCGAGCCACGAAAGATTCTGACGCAGCTCTTAAACTCCAATCCGTCGCCATCGATGTTGCCGCGGGATCGGGTAAATCTCTCGAAGCTGTAACAAATGCGATGGCTCGCGCAGCCGAAGGCAATACCGGAGCGCTTGCAAGACTAGGCGTGGGACTTACAACGGCAGAGCTCAAGACGATGTCAATGGACGAAATCACGAAGCAACTTGCTACGACATTCGGCGGACAAGCTGCGGTTCAGGCAGATACATTCTCGGGCAAGATGGCTCGTCTTCGCGTTGCATTTGATGAAGGAAAAGAAACGATCGGATCTTTCGTCCTAGATGCACTCACTCCGATGATTAACACAATCGTCAATACTGTAATCCCAGCCGTTGCAGGATTCATCGATTCAGTCGGTGGCAAAGAAGGCTTGACCAATGCTTTCAAGACTTACATCGATCTCATCAAGAACATATTTCAACCAGTCCTTGAAGGCTTCAAATTTGCATTTGACCAGATCAAAGATGCGGTCATGGCTAACAAGGACGAATTCACAGCCTTGTTCAAATTCTTAAAAGACTTCGTTGCACCTTTGCTCGGTGGAGTCTTAAAGCTTGCGATTCAAGGAATCGGCATCGCTTTGGGAGTTGTGATTTCGGTGGTCGGTAATCTCATCAGCGGCTTCGAAAGACTTTTTGGAATAGTCAAAAGCGTGGTCGGAGCAATCCAATCCTTGATCTCTTTGGTTGCAAATAATCCAGTCGTGAAGGGAATCGGAAACGCGATCAGCTCTGCGTTCGGTGGATTCCGAGCAGCTGGCGGTCCGGTATCGGCTGGCAAATCTTATGTCGTAGGCGAGCAAGGCGCGGAGATGTTCGTCCCTAGCTCAAATGGCACAATCGTCCCAAATGGCGGTATGGGTAGCACATTCAACATCACCGTCAATGGCGCGATCGACGCTGAAGGCACAGCTCGCACAATCGTCGATGTGCTAAATCGATCAAATGCTCGCGGCACACTAGGCGCAAATAGGTTCGCTCTCGTATGACAATATGGACACCGACTTGGAGCGTTGAGATCGATGGCGTCGAATATAAGGATGTAGCTCTTTCAAATCTCAATATCGGCGCTGGTCGAAATGACATTTACACCCAAGCCATCGCTGGGTATTGCAATTTAACTCTGATCAATCTCGATGATTCTGGCATCGCTCCGACAATCAATTCAGGCGTAACTGTGTTCGTGAATGATTCGACTGGTACTCCTGTCGCCCTATTCGGTGGATCGATCACAGATGTCATTGTGGGCGTTCAATCTGGCGGATCTATAGGAATTACTCAGACGATCTCCATCACGGCTTTAGGGGCGCTTTCAAGGCTTCCCAAGGTACTCACCGAAGGGATCTTGTCGAAAGAATTAGACGGTGAGCAGATTTACAGCGTACTCGAAGGAATCCTGTACGGCGCTTGGAATGAAGTACCGGCGGCGCTGACTTGGGCTGCCTACAATCCGACGACGACTTGGGCAAATGCTCAGAATTCAGGGCTTGGCGAAATCGATACCGGCAACTATGAATTGAAAGCTCGATCAGCTTCGGTCACAGATGTTTATTCGCTTGTCGCGGCTTTAGCAACTTCGGGTCTTGGGTATCTTTACGAAAATTCGTCGGGTCAAATAAGCTACGCCGACAGCACACATCGAAGCACTTATCTTGCATCAAATGGCTATGTAGATTTGAGCGCCAATAACGCATTTGCTGCGGGACTTCAACTGGCGACAAGATCAGGGGATGTTCGAAATTCGATTACTATCAAGTACAAAAATGGGGAGCAAGTATCAGCATCCGAACAAGATTCGATCGATGTCTATGGGACTTTAGCCCAATCGATCCAGACAACCCTTGAACACACAGCCGATGCCAATTCTCAAGCGGCGTTCTATTTAGGGCTAAGAGCTTATCCACGGGCTAATTTCAATCAAATTTCATATCCAATTGGATCGCCAGAATTAGACGATTCTGATCGAGATAATCTGCTCAAAGTTTTCATGGGTATGCCGGTGACCATTAACGATCTACCGAGCAATATGGGAACAAAATTTCAAGGCTTCGTCGAAGGCTGGCAAATGCAAGCTGGTATCAATTCTCTTACGATTTCCATGTATCTGACTCCGGTCGAATTCTCACTCCAAGCTATGAAGTGGAACGATGTGAGTGGCGCAGAGGCTTGGAATACCTTATCGAATACACTAATATGGGACGACGCGTTCATCGTCGTTTAAAGGAGACAACATGGCAACAACAACGCCCAACTTCGGCTGGACGGTTCCGACATCAACGGATCTCGTCAAAGACGGAGCCACAGCAATCGAGACACTTGGAGACGGCATAGATGCTTCATTTGTCGGACTTAAAGGTGGCACAACTGGTCAAGTCTTATCCAAGACATCTGGTACAGATCTAGCATTTACATGGGTCGCGCAAGATGACTCAAACGCTATTCAGAATGCGATTGTCGATGCAAAAGGCGATCTGATTGGGGCAACAGCAGCAGACACTCCAGCTCGTTTAGCTGTCGGCACAAATGGGCAAGTCTTGACCGCAGATTCCACAGCGGCAACCGGATTGAAATGGGCGGATGCGGCTGGCGGTGGTAAAGTCTTGCAGGTAGTTACGGCAACTTTGGTTACAACTGCTTCAACAACTTCAACTACTTTTACTGATACTGGTCTTTCAGCCAGTATTACTCCTGCGGCAACTTCATCAAGAATTCTTGTTATTGCGACAATTTGCGCCGGCGTTACTGGATCTGCATCTTCTAATTATTCTCTATTTAGAGATACAACAAATCTACTTACACCAACAAGTCCTTCTAACCGCAACCCTTCTTTTATGCAATATCCAGGAGATATTAGCGGTTCAACTTACTTTATGATTCCAGCCACCTACAACTTCGTTGATTCCCCATCATCTACTTCTTCGCTTACTTACAAAATTAGATATTTAATTTCTAGTCCTGGTACTGCTTATATCAACAGAACTGCAACTGATGGTGACACAGCATCTTATTCACGCGGCGTATCTTCAATTACTCTTTTAGAAATCGGAGCATAATCATGGCGCATTTTCAAGAAGCCTTACAGGCACTACGTCCAGGCAAAGAATTCTCAACTTATGAGGATGATGCAGTTGTTGTATGGAATGATGAAACGGTAATTCAACCAACTCAAGATGAAATCCTAGCCAAGATTGAAGAATTAAAAGCAGCAGAAACTAATGCGGCAACAGAAAAAGCGGCTGCTAAGGCTGCTCTTTTGGAGCGTTTAGGTATTACTCAAGAAGAAGCGACTTTGTTGCTATCATGAGTTATCCAAATGGGACAGCTGCGCTCGCACTTGAAATCGCTAAAGGCGAAATCGGTACGGTCGAAGAAGGCGACAATCTGACGAAATACGGCAAATTTACAAAAGCCGACGGATTGCCGTGGTGCGGTTCATTCTGTAACTGGGTGCTGGCAACTGCCGGCGTTAAGATTCACTCCGTAGTATCGACCGCCGTGGGTGCGCATAAATTCAAGGAGATTTCACGGTGGCATCAGATACCAGCAATCGGTGATCTCGCATTCATGGACTTCCCACACGACGGAGTTGATCGGATTTCGCATGTGGGAATCGTCGCGGCAATCGATGGAAAGACGATCACAACTATCGAAGGCAATACGTCCGGAAGCGGCGATCAGCGTAACGGTGGAATGGTGATGGTTAAGCGCCGGACTATTGGGAAAGAAGTCGTCGGCTTCGGTCGTCCCAAGTATGTGCCATATAAAGGCGAGTATCCAATCATCGAAGTCGAAGCGCCGAAGAAATCCATTCTCAAGAAGGAGAAGAAAAAATGAAGGATCTTAAAGCTCTGGCAGCATCATGGGCGCGTTCATTCTTAGCAGCTGGAATCGCTGTTTATATGGCTGGCGTTACCGATCCAAAAGCAATCGCAGGAGCAGGACTAGCAGCTGTGCTGCCGGTTGTTCTGCGCTATCTCAATCCAAACGACGCATCTTTCGGGTTAAAGGGGAAGTGACTCGGGGACTACTTCGGGCAGCTCTAGCTTTAGGTATTTCGCTAGGGCTGTCCGGATGTGGTCAATATCAGGGATGGACAAGATATGAATGTCAGCTTTTCGAAAACTGGCAAGAGCCTCAATGCAATCCGCCACAATGCAAGGTTCAGGGAATCTGTACTTCGGACATTCTTGGAGAAGAAGGCGATGACGAATAAACCAACAAAGCGACTTACAAATGAACAACTCAAGGCTCGATTGATTGTGTTCATAGGCGTATGTCTGGCGATGGTATTTGCGATCTCAGTCTTGGGAATGCTCTACGCGCTCATATTCGTCACACAGCCCATCGGAGCTCAAGCGCCTAATGACAAGGCTTTCATCGATCTATTGACGACGCTTACCGTATTTCTTACCGGAGCACTTGGATCAGTACTAGCTTCAAACGGGCTAAAGGATAAGACCGCAGACAAGCGAATCGACACGCCGATCGACACGCGGGATTCTTGACGATGTCGGACATTTGCTTCACTCTGTACGCAGGGAGCGAAGCACAGTAACTCCTTGATCGGGAGCAAATATGTACGCACTACAGGAAGTCGCAGCTTGGTTGCTATTTGGAGTCTTTATGGGCTTCATGGCTGGATACGCACTAGGGCTCAAAGAAGGCAAAAGAGAAGGCTTTATCCGCGGCAAGGTCGCAGCTCGTAGAAATGCGGAGATCCGATAATGGGATTCCTTGATAACTATGAGACAGTAAATCAAAAGGTAATTAGGCTGCATGCCACTTATCCGACAAATCGCATCGAGACATCGATCATTGATTGGAATCCAGAAAAGGGATTTATCCTTATCGAATGCCGGATCTATCGTAATTACGAAGATGAGAAACCAGCTGCAATCGATTACGCGCATGGAATGGTGGGAGCTTACAACCCGCAAATGAAACGCTGGTACATCGAGGACACAGTTTCCAGCGCGATAGGTCGCTGCGCTTCGGTGGTACTGGGTACAGAGACGAAGCCTAGCCTGGAAAATATGCAGCAAGTCGAGACGATGCCAAAAGCGTTCATCGAAGAGGATCTCTGGTCGAAACCATTTGGAGAAGATGGATTTGCCACAGCTCAGTCAGCGATTAATGAGATCCAGACGAAGCTAGGCGGTGAGCTAATACCGGAAGCGCCGATCTGCGCTCACGGACATATGATTTTAAAAGAAGGCATTTCGCCTAAGACATCAAAGCCTTATCGCGGACATGTCTGCACCGAAAAGGTCAAGGCAAATCAATGCAGCCCAATTTGGTACGAAGTAACACCTAGCGGCGGATGGAAGGCTCAATCCAATGGCTGAAATGGAAATGATTAACATCAACACCGGAGAAAAGACGATATTCCAAATCGATGGCACAGTCATCAAAGAGCAATCCGAAATTAAAATTAACTGGTGCGACAAATGCGAGAAGTGGAAACCGCTTGACTTCGGTCGCTACGAAGGAGCTCAAGGATTGACCATGCTTTGGGTATGCATGGAGTGTAAATGAAGCTCAAGATCACGCATGAGGATGAGTGGACAGCTGCGAAAGTAGCGATTGAGCGAGTCGAAGAGATCGAAGGCAAACCCGATCACATCTCTAGATACAACAAGAGCTTGTCATTTCACGATTACATTTGCGAGATTGCAGAATCAGTCGGAGCTGAAATTGCAGTCGCTAAATACTTCGGAATTAGAGATTTCAATCCCAGAGCTTCACGATTTAAACGGACAGCCGATGTCGGATCGATCATCGAAGTCAAGTGGACGAAATACGACTCAGGATCACTCATCATTTACGACAGCGATCGCAATACAGACATCGCAATTCTGGTCACGGGTAAGAGCCCGAATTATGTACTTAAAGGCTGGATTCCGGTAACGATCGCTAAAAATCAAAAATGGCGCAGACGCGATCAGCCGACATACTGGGTCGAGCAATACAATCTTCATCCAATCGAGAATCTGAGAAGGAGCAGTCATGGAGAAGCAACGCTTCCTGTGCAGGGTTGAAAAGGAAATCACAGATCATTCAGTCTTAAAGAATGAAGTCCCTTTAGGGATGGATGTAGCTCTAGTCCAATGCCTACGCTGTGGAGTTATGGGCATCAAGAAATTGGCTGACGCTAAGTAATGGCGAGCTATGATTATCGCTGCGAAGTCTGCGGCAAGGTGGCAACAGTGCGTCGATCGATGGAAGATAACTTCGACCGGAATCCTTATTGTGATGGATGCACGATTCCAATGTCCCGAATTTGGACGGCTAATCCGATCCATTTCAAGGGTAAGGGATGGGGCGGATCAAAGTGAGCCCTGTGGATAACCTGTGGACGACACGCAGAAACAGCGCTCAACTTATCCACATGCTTGCAACCTATTTGACATCTTTGATACGCTCCATACTCGCTGGCGAGCGGCTGAAGCCGATAGCTCGCATGCGTAGTCTGGTGCTATTGGGTGTGCTATGTATCGTTAGCACGACACCAGCGGAAGCAAATTCAAATACAGATCAATATAAGCTCTACACGCATTCAAGAGTTATTAACTATGAGCAATTCATTTGCCTATCTAAGATCATCTACAAAGAATCTCGATGGAATCCTCAAGCTGTGAATGGCAGTCATTACGGCTTAGGGCAGATGCGTTCAAAGCATTACCGGAATCTAGATCCTTATCGCCAAATAGATGCCACTATTAAATACATTAAGAATCGATATGGTTCGATGTGTAAGGCTTGGGAATTTCATAAGCGAAAGAATTATTATTGATGACACTTCATTCACAGCGTAAGTCCAACTCAACCCAATGGAAGAAGCTAAGGCTACGCATACTCTCAAGGGATGGTCGAGAGTGTTACTGGTGCGGGATGGATGCGACTACAGTCGATCACATCATTCCCGTAGCGAAAGGTGGCAGCGATGATCCCGAGAATCTTGTCGCAGCTTGTCGAAGATGCAACTTCTCGAAGCAAGATAAGATGCCAGATGAGTTCGTCCTGAAGAAGGCGGGTCTTTTTTCTAAGGGTGATTCCACCGCCCATCTCT